ACTAGGTCGTCGTAGCCCTCATTAAATAGATCGGTGTAGGTCGGGACTGGCACTAGGCCACCTGCGGTCGGTCAATGCCTAACAATTGGCGGATCATTCCGTTAAGTCCCATCACGGGAGCGGTTCCCATTGATTGAAAAGATGCGAAGGAATCCATGGATCCGCGCTGACGGTACAACGCTCCGCCGTACATAATCGTCCCAAGTTTGACATCCTGCGACGGGACGGTTGTAAGGGAGTCAACATAGCCGGCTTCCATACGTCGACGCCAACAGAATTGAGATGCACTAGACGCGCATATTGTCAAGAACGCGGCGTCGGCGCTGGTCGCTGTGCCTATCCCGAGCCAGTCCTCGATATCGCTAGCCGAGATCCAAGTTGCCGTAGGGGTTGCCGTTAGGGTTCCGGATGCGGCTTGACGGGCTACGTCTGCTGCTGTACGGGCATAGAGAACTTGGTTCGGAATAGTGATAAGAGGGTTGAACTCTAAGTCACCTTCGTCGTCAATGCCGATGTATTCGTAAGACGGAAGCGATCGAATGGTGTATGTGCCATTGAACGTCGCGTCTACTGCTGCAACGGTAATCGACTGGCCGACCTCCAACTCCGCAGGGGTAAGAAGTTGAAGGACGGCGTAGTTTGATATGAGTTGCTTACTGATGACCTGATAGACGGCCATAATGTGGCCTACCTTTCAGATCAGCCGACTGGAGCCATCTTGACGAATTTGGACGAATCAATCATCAAGGTTGCAAGATACCCTCTGAAGGCTATTGTGCGTGACAAAGTAGAAGGCACGTCAATGCTAATTGCGCCCTTCTGCTGCTCGAAGATTTCGTAACCAGAAGCATCGCCAACAATCAGCGTGTCTCCTGCAAAGTTGCGATCGACTACAACTTGCAAACCGAAAGCATTGCCGTTTACTTGTCCCGGTGCAAGATTGCCAAATGCGTTCATTGGGCCAATCTGTGGAAACAACGGACGCTTTGACGAATCGCTGAGGCTGAGCAAAAATCCCCACCATTCTGGGTTGACAAAAATGTGGGTTGGCAAGTTGCCGTTAGAACCGCTCAAAATTGTCTGTGCTGCACCCGAAATCCATGAAGCCCAATATGCAGCGTCAGTTACGGAAGCAAGTGCAAAGTTGCGAGTAACTGTTGCGCCGGTCTTCAAGTTGTCTGCTGCCACGTTGTCGGTTTCATTGGCATAAATTCGACCCATGTCGTCGAGGACTAGTGAGATGACCTCCGGCGTACTCCAATCGATTGATTGTTCGGACAACGTCACGAAGCCACCGTACGTACCTTTTGTGACTTGGTTGTCTGTAACGACGTAGGTTCCTTGGGTAAGTGAAGTGTTTTCAGTTGCCTGATTGCCGATTGAAGTGTGAGTTGTTACTTCTGGGCGGATGAATACTTTGCCGCCTTGTGGCATTGCTTTTGCACCGATTGCGTCAATGACTGGACGACGGCCGATGAAATTGTTGTAAACAGGTTGCACGATTGGCAATGGCAAAACACCGGGAATATCGGTGGTGAGGACGTTCGGTGCTGCGGCCTGAATGCCTTCGCTCATTGCTCGCCATTGATCTCCACCAGTTGCAAAAGCCGAAATGTATTCGGCGGCTGTTGGCATTTTGAATTCGCGCTTGGCGGTTGCAAAGATGGTTTGAGTCGCGGCAGATGCTTCTACAACGGCTGGGGCTTCAACTGTTTCGTTCATGGTTTCTGTCTCCTGTTGAGGTTCTACTTCTTCAATAGTACTTATTTCTTCTTCTTCGTGTGGGATGCTCGCGGCGACTTCCAAGATGGGGGCGTCAAATGCGCCCTGACTGACGACCGATAATTCGTCCCACCGTGCTGACGTCACAACCATGACGCCTTCTTTGTCGTATTTAAACTTAAGTGGGGTAACGCCGACCGAGACTTCTCGGAGGGCGCCATCGCTGGCCAGTACGAGCGCCTCTGAGCCGAGAACGGTTTCGCTGATCCGTGCGGAAAAAAGCATTCCTTCTTCGGTTTCTACGCGCTCGGTGACGGTGCCAATTACTTTGCTGGAATCGTGGAACATTTGGAGGACTGGTGCGCGGCCGTCAACTGGGAGGGAGCCGGGGGCGAAGGCCACCATTGATCCGTCCGAAACTTTGGCTGGGGTGTTGTATCTGACGGCAATTCCCGAGATCGTGCGGCGTGGCGTGTCGCCGGCGGCCGCGTCAATGGTGAATGCTTCTGATCCGAATCTAATCATGGCGTGATCCTAATTTCGTGCGATTGGTGTTTGTGGGATATCTGAATCTTCTGGCATGTCACGGGAGTCTGACATGTCTCCGCCAAGGTATGCCTCGGAGAGATAGTCCGACGTGTCAAAGCGGACGAAGGTTCCGCGCGGAAGAACATTGTCGGACGACAACGTGGAAGCAATGCACTTGGCGATTGGCGCACACGCGTACGTCCAGTTGTCAATACGAGATTGTTGGCTGGATTGGTAAGAATATGCGCCGATTGATACCGACAAAAGGAACGAGGGGACACCAAGAAACCTGCCGAGGTCACGACTGGAATAGTCTGCGGACTCGATCATCATCATTTTGTCTGGGGTTGCGTCGGTGGCGACATACTCAATGAACTCATTTAGAGCGGCCGTGTTGTTCCCTGACGTGCGCGCGATATTGAACTGTTGAGCAAGATCGTTGAGTTCGGCCGAACTAAGCGGTTCCCCTCCAGTCTGTTTTAAGTAACCACTAGGCAAGACGGACTGGCTTGCTCGAAGTCTTGATTCTTCTATGCGAAGCGCTGTCTCTACTGCACGTGCGCCGGCAGAGTTAAACGATTGCATTGGTGAGATGAATTGGATGACGTCGCGCGGATCTAGTTGAACGCCATTAAATACGATTTGTTTAGATGGGCCGAACCACAACGGGCCAGCCTGATCAAGTGTCTGTACCATCGCGGCCGGTAGCCGTGTGAAGTTATTTGGGTATCCGTCGGCGGTGCGATCGTTTGGATCTACATACCAAAAAGCCCGTCCTTCAAAGATGAGGTCATCGCAAGTGAAGGCAAGGATGAAGTCGTTTGGAACGCCTTTGTCAATTCGCGAGAGCCATGAGCGCGGAGCAAGTGTTACTTCTTCCATCTCATCGCCGTTCCACATTTCGCGATACATTTCTAGTTTTAATCCTGCAATAGTTGTGCATATAAGATCGCGGCTTCTTGCAACCACCGGAAGCGTCATTGCACGTGCTCGACGAGTCCCGTCTGTGTACGACGCAAAATAGCCGATGTTGTAGGACGATGCTCCGACGGCTGCCTTGATTGACGAGTCGGTCGTCGTTTCTAGTGGTTGCGATTTACTGAAGAACGCCATCCCTAGAGCATGACACATTTAGCGCGTTTATGGTGGCAACCGCTCGGAGGCGTTTCCGATCCCGACGAAAGGTAGGGCTCACGAGCGGCGCCGACTGGATGTTAGTTGCCAACGATGACCAGTGAAGGCTTTTGGGTGACGCGATTTTGTGAGGCCAAGGTTGCCGACCAGATCAGGGTACGGCATAACTCGATCGGCCCGGGTGACTTCTGGGATGAGACGGCGATCGAGCCTTGAGTGCGGACTAGCACGGCGCGTTGGACGTGTTCGGAGAGCATGGCTTCTCCCGTGTGTACGAGCCGCATTTCGTGGATCATGTTTTTGACGACTGGCGTGTACTTGAGAATCTCGCCGTATCCGACGACTATTCGGCGGCGGTCAAACGTGGCGGATTGGACTAGCACGTCGATTGTCGGTGAGAACGCAAACTTGACGGCAGGGTCTTTGGCAATTTCGGCTAGGTGCTCCAGTAGTTCTTTTTGTGTTTCGGCGGTAAACGCAACGGAGTTTACGACGCGGCCATCGGGCAGGGAGACGGATCGGGTGGCGAAGTATCGGGTGTCGTCCATGGAGGCTTCTACGGCGACGACTCCGCCGGCAGGGACTTCTCCTTCGTAGAGCAAGTCTGGCCATAGGCCGTGTGGGATCCAAGAGTTCGCGGATGCAACCCACATGTTTAGTGAGCCGCGCAAGAAAAGTGCTCGATCTGGGCCTTCGGATTCTTGGCGCAAAGTCTCAATCGTAAGAAAGTGTCCGATCGCTGGATTGCCCCAATACCACGACGCCTCATGCAGCGGATCTAACGATGGCTCGGGCGACCATTCGGCAAAGTAGAACGACGAAGGCTTTTTAAGATCAATGAGCCTAAGCGCGTTTTCTCGGTGACGGATAAACAATTTAGAAGCCTCGGTGCCGGCCGTGGAAAACATTGCCGTCAAGGGTGAGCGTCTGGCGCGTTGAGCCGGCAAGAGTCCTGCTTCTACTTCGTCGGAGACATCAAACAATTCGTCGATGATTGCTAAGTCAATTGTCATGCCGTGGCCGACGGATGGGCGCGCGGCTTTAACATACCATTTAGAGCCGTCTGGCATTGTGGCTTGGTAGCGGCCGTAGGACATAATGACCTTTGCGCCGCAGCGCTTTTCTAGGATCGGTGCGATCTCTTCAAAGAGCATGCAGGCAAGATCGAGACGGTGCGACAGAGAGACGACTGTTTGTCGTTGGCCCCGGATCTTCGGCATCTCGATTAGCCAAAAGAGGATGAGCGCTTGGATGACTGTGGTTTTGCCGTTCTGTCTGGCTACGGACACAAGGCTGGATCGATGCACAAGATCCTGATCGGCGTTGAATGTAAGCATCTGATCCAATACGTGCATCTGCCAAGGCAGCATTGTTAAGCCGAGAAGTTCCTGGGCTATGTCCCCCACAATTGCCGCCCACGATCCGACACCGTCAGGGCTGATCGTTTCCAGTCTCGGCCGGTCGTGCGCGATCGCCGCTGGTTCTGGCTGGTTTTGGCCGTTCTTGGTAAAGAGTTGC